TCAGGGGGTAACAAGATTATTTGCTGCGGTGCCAGTGGCAGCGTTTTGCTGCAGGAGGTCAATAACAGCGGCAGGCATAGGACTATTGCCACATTTATCGCTTTTAAGTGCATCCCGTAATTTCCTCTGGTACGTTTCTCCCTGCTGGCGCAGTTGCTGATTATTCTTTTGTTGTTCTGCCATCAGCATGCGGTTACGGGCGTCCTGTTCCTGCATGGTGGTAATCAGTCCTGACTGCTGCGCCAGCGTCTTTTTCTGCTTCTTAACCTGCTCACCGGCCTTTACTGCGTTGCTATGGAAGTGAAATGCCAGCCATGACAGCACAATGGCGATGATCAGCAGACCGGCGCCCAATGCCGTCGTTAATCGGTTCATTATTGGCTCCAGTTGCAGATCTCGCGCTCAACCTCACGCCGGTTAATCAACCCCTTCCAGACCTTGCCACCAGCTTTATTCCAACGCCTCATTTCGTCACAGGCGCCACGGCTATCACCGGCATTAAGCTTTTTCAGTAGCGTTGATGACTCGAAAGCCTTAACGCCGAAGTTGTAGCTGAAGCTGATCAGCGCCGCCTTCTGGTATTCGCTGGCTGGCACCTTCACCGAGCGCTCTACCGAACGGGCGAAAGGTTGCAGGTCTTTATCCAGCATCGCCTTGCATTCCGCTTCGGTGTACGTCTTATCGGGGATAATGTCTGGCCCAGTGTGGCCATAACAGACCGTCAGCACGCCAACAACATCGCGGTAAGGCTTATATTCGACACCCTCAAGAGAAGGAATCAGTACGGCCGCAATTGCGATAGCACCACCAGTTGCCGCGCCAAGCAGCCTCTTTTTCAATATTGGAGTGATCGCCATATTAGCCCTCAGCTCTGCGCATCGCTTCGGCTACAACCTCAACTGCCGCTGGTCGCTCGCTTTCTGGCTTGGCAGATACACCGTGCAGATAGTCCTGCATAATTTGAGTGCGCCGGCGTTCCTCTGCCAATCGCTCTCGCTCTTCTTTCCGCTTGGCGTAGTAGGTTTTGATCGTGAAGAAGGCCGATATCAGCGCCCCTACGATAAATACGTAGTCCTGCAGCGACAGTAACGAAAAGAAGCCGAGCAGTGCCGACCACCAGTACGGTAGGTTTGGATTGTCTGGGTGCATCTTCATGACTCCACCTCCCGGCTATCGGGCTGTGCTGTAGTAAAACGAGAAAAGCCGAGCATTAGCTCAGCTTTTGAATTATTTGCCTGTTATTTTTCCACCTCAGGCGGCAGTGGTATCTTGGAGATTCTCACGCACCAAGAAGGAAACCTCAATGTCAAGATTGGACCGCGGTCTACAATATCAAATTCTAGAGTTGGCAGCAGAAGACTATCCAAATCATATAACAAAAATTCCAGCGCATTTATCTTCCGTGGACGATAAAACACTACTTCAGAATATAGCCTACCTTAACGAGGAAGGGCTGATACGGGGTGGGATCGATGAGGTTATGGCGGGACATAAGCCTGACCTCAAGCTAGCACAAGCTACAAAGGATGCCATGAACTTGCTTAGCGAGGACGGAAGCATTTCCGCTTCCTTAAAGGTAATTAACGTTAAACTCCACGATGAGACACTTTCAGCCTTAAGCGCATACATCAATCAGAACGTGTCTGACCCAGAAGAAAGGAAAGTGTGTTTGCAGCGCTTAAAAGAGCTTCCCGCTGACGCCACAAAACACATCGTGCTGAAATTACTGGATCAGGGGCTGGCTCAGATGCCGAACGCAATTCACTGGCTTCAAACAATGCTCCATCAGGCGTGAACTCCGTTTCTTTGTAAAGCTTTTTAAACTTTATCCAGCCGACAGAGGGTGAAATTTCTAACCAGAAATCATCTTGAATGTCGGCAGATAATGTCATTGTTCCGTTAATTAATACTATTGCAAATATTTTCATATTCCCTCCGGCAGACCTCTTTACTTTTGATGAGCTTTTAGAAGAGGACTGGGATCCCACGGAAAACTCAATTCCCCTGGCGTCACTGAATTAGCATAGTATTCCAGCGCGGTATCAACCTCTGAGAGCTGCTTCAGCAAAGCAGCTCTTTCAACTTTTAACCTATTGTGGTGGGCTAAGTGCAGTCTCTGCTGATTTAGCCAATCCTCAAGCTGCTCAGTGCTCCAGCCCGGATTAAAAAAGTACGGTTCGTTATTGCCCAGAGATTGGCCTCTTACAATGAAGAAAGGCCGCTCAATGGCAGCCCGTAGTTGACGCGAATTGTCGCTTTGTAATTGTCGCCAATGGATCACTACCGTTGTAAAGCACCACCAGCGGCTGAAATTTTCCCCACTAAAACGCAAAAACCCCGCCATTTCTGGCGAGGTTCCGATGATAAGCTGTGTGGCGTAGAAACCACTCTTAGCAGAATAATTGCAGTTTTGTAATTACACAACCCTTTTTAATGCAGGCGGATAAATATTTTCTTTCTGGCAGTGCCTGTCCATTTCGAGCGGGACGTTCAACGCAGCCAGGCAGCCGTCAATAAACCCCTCTGCCTTCTGTAGGCGGTAGATACATGGTTGTGCGATATGCCCAGCTTAACGGCCATAGTACGCAGTGGCAGGCGGTAAATGTAATACCACTCCAGCAGCATGCTCAGGTACGGGTCTTTTTTCTTCAGGCACGCAACCGCCGAATTAACGATTAATCCGTCGTCGTCGCAACACGCCGGCCGAGATTTACCCGTTGGCGGCAACAGCCCTTTGAAACCACCAGCGATCGGCGAATAATAAACGCCGGCTCCTTCGTTGGCAGCCCATGCGCCGTACCGCTCTAAAACAAGTTGGATATCACGCATTATGCTTTCCCCGATGCATCGATATTTCCGATAAAGTCTGGATTACCCCCCAAGCGGCTTATCGTGGCTTTTAACGCTACATTTTCCATAATGAGTTCACATACATTCTTGCGGTGGAGCGCAATCTCTTCGAGCAACCCAGCATAATCACTCGGAGTGATATTTTCGTTGAACTCGTCCTTGGCTTGCTCCAACTCTTCAAATAGTTTTTCATCCGCTCCAAAACCAATGCCGTCAGGGTCTTCATCGATTCCTTTATTTTCTTGGGCCCTGATTTCTTCGAGGATCCGTAGGTATTTTTCCAATGCGATTTTTGCAGCGCTGTTAATTTTCATGCTTTAGGCCCTCGTTACGTTCTGCATTTCCCAGTCCATGTCCACTTCGGCTTGCTCGCGCGCGACGAGGTAGTTCCATGGACTGCCTTTTTCGTTTTCTAAAAATTGGTGAGACCGTGGCTCTAAAAACGCGCCAATGTCGCCGACCCACCCTTCCCCCTCGCGCTGTTTCAACAGGCGAATAAGCGTGCCTGGCAATGCCAATGCCGCCCTGTCTTTGTCCGTGAGTTCGGGTGCGCTCGGATCATCCTGCTTTTGCTGAGCGGTCTCGCGCGGGATGTTGCGCCAGACAGAGAACAGGTTGTCTGCCATGTCGGTGATGGCGCCGGTGCCCTTGACGTCCATCTTGCCGGTGGGCACGTTCTCGTCCACCTTACGGCTGTGGGTCACCAAAATCACGTGACAGTTGTTGGCGTTCTTGAAATCGCACAGTTTGTCGATGAAGTCTTTCTGGCCGGTGGCATCCTCCTCAGAGAATCCGCACTTGGCGAGGTTGTCGATAACGAACAAGTCGATGCCATACCGCCGACGGGCATAGGCGAAAATCTCCAGCAGGCGGTCAGCCTTCGCCGTTCCCGTGAGGTTGAAGATCCACAGCTTGTCGTCGAACCACTCGAACACATGCTGAATTTCTCCACGCTGGGGGCGCTTATTGCAGATGACCTGGCGCACAAGACGCGCAAGCAGCTTACCCGGCTTCAACTCCAAGGAAGCGATGCAGGTTCGGATGCCCTGGGCCATTGCGCAGACGGCAATATGCCCAGCCATCTCGGTTTTGCCGTGGTTGTTGATGCCGTTGATGATCGAGAATTCCGATTCACGAAACTTGAAATTACCGTTCAGGCGCGGCCACGGACTGATAAACATGCCCTCGTCGCGACGCTCGAATGTGTCGATGGTGTCCTGCAGGAACTCCGACGCTGAGCAGAGTTCATCAGGGTCGAAGTAAGCGGCCGTCTCCAGGCAGCGAAACACTTCGTCCTGGGTCATGCCAGCCACCAGGCATTCGTTGATGTCTTTGTGAGGCAGCGAGACTAACCGGCAACGGTGAGTGCCAAGACGGCGGGCAATCTCTTTCGCGGCTTCCATGCCCACCTCGTCGTTATCGAGGCTGAGCCAAATCTCATCAAAGCGATCCATGTTGTGATATTCGTACTCGATCCACTGCTGCTTCGCGCCCTTGCCGCCGCCGAACGGCACAGACAGCACAGGGAAGCCGTAGTGAGCATACGACATGCAGTCGATCTCGCCTTCGCACAGCACCACGACGCGCGTATCTTTGGGCAGAGCTTGCCAGCCGAACAGGCATGGTTCACAGTCGGCCTCGGCATGATGATTTTTTTGCCGTTGGGGCGTTCGGTGCTGATCCGCTTCACCTGCAGCAGTTCCCCGTCACGAAGATATGGGAAGGCGATCGCCGGTAGTTCCCGGCCTTCATCAGCGAACCAGACCACCGCGTTGCTCACCTTGAACGCTTCGGCGGTTTCTTTGGTGATACCACGCCCGGCAAGGTATTGCAGGTGTGCATCGCCTTTTTTCACGCCCTGCTTCTTGGGCTTGGAGAAGCTTTTTTTCTTGGCCTGAAAGTGCTGGTCATTGTCCTTCAGACCCAGCATTTCCTTGGCCTCACGCATGGCTTCATGCAGTGAGCAGTTACGCACCAGGACCCAGAGATCCAGCAGGTCGCCGCTGTCGCCGGAGGCGAAATCAGACCAAACGTTTTTGCCCGCCAGATTGACCTTGAGGCTCTTGCCGGCTTCGCCGTTGATACTCCCGCAACACCACTCCTGAGCCTCGCGGTGCCCGTTGGGCAACAGATATTTCACAACGCGCTCAGCGTTGCCCCAAAGCTTTTCCGACAGTTCAGCCGCATTCATCATACGCTCCCAAGCTTGAATCGAATAAAACACCAGTCCACAAACGCCATCGGCAACAGGCCGTGGCAAAACCCTGCGATCAGAATTTTTTTGAGCTGAATCTTCACGGTTAGCGGCCTCCCGCCCTCAGCGCGTCGTAATCGACGAACACCTGGTTGGCGCCCTGCTGAACCAACGGTCTCGCCCCGGCGGCGCCAGACTGTGCAGCAACCTGTGGTTTCTCGTCGTTCCAGCGTTCGCCGTTCAGGTACGAGGTCGGCAGCAGCTTGTCGAAACCGAAAGTTTTTGCCTGCACCCGCAGCCGGATGTCGTCGGCCAGCATCTGGGCGAATTCGTCGGCGCTGCGCCGGGTGGTTTTCTTCCAGGCCGTGAATTTGGTTCGGAAGGCGTTCTTGGCCTTGACCTTGGCATCCTTGCGCAGCCCTGCCCCCCAGAAGATTTCTTCGAAGGCGGTTTCGACGGGGTCGGCCTTGCTTGTGCAACCAGCCAGCTCGCCAGACTCCGAATCAGGATTTTCGGGTGCAGGCGGTTCTTGGCCTTGAGAGGCTTTTTCGTCGGCAGTCCGATTCGAATCGGACATAGTGGTTTTATCTTTTATATCTTCTTCTAATTCTATTTCTTCTTCTGGTAACGCTTTTTGAAACGCCGTTGTAACGCCACCAGCGTTACTTTTGTTATTCTTCTCGCGATGCTCTGTAACGCGACGATTCGTAAGTACACGTTTTTTAGATGATTTCCCGTTATGCCTATCAAAGTTCGGAAATATCAGAATCGAACCATCGAACCGCAACCATCCGACCTGAATCAGTGCATCGGCAAAACCGGGCATAAATCCGATACGGTCGATTGCGCTTTTTGTAACGCTGGCAGCGTTACTATTTGCGTTACCGTCGATAGTTTGTTGGTCTGCCCAGGCCCAAATTCGAATCAATTTGCCCAATACAGCATCGGGATCGATAGCCAGAATCTCGGCCAGCTGATAAATTTCCGGCTTATCAGGCGTAACAACTTCAATTTTGATCCACTCGTAAGCCATGGCGCGTTACTCCGAATCGATATTTGTAACGCTGGCAGCGTTACTATTTGCGTTACCGTCGAAATATTCTTTCATTCGTCGAGCCTCTCGAAATACTGTTGAAACTTCCAAACCGGCTGCATGCATTCGTGCTCGTAGTTCGGTCTTGTGAAAAATACTTGCTGCTTAGCCCGGTCATAACCAGTGACGTGAACCACCACTCCGCGCGGATCGCGATACTGCCTATCCAGAGCGATGACTTCGTCGGTCGTTGGTTGGTCATCGTCATTCCTCCGCCTGGCAATAAACTGCCGGCATGATGGTTTTGAGGTGGTTAAATTGCACGGGATTCAGCCTTCTGCTGACTTGGGAAGGTTTTGAGCTCCTTGGCTTCAAAGCGGCCATCTGGATGGATAATTACAAAAATATCTCTTCCGGCGCGTAGAGCTTTGCTTATGGCACTCTGTCTGACTCCGAGTGATTGCGCGGCTTTTTCTTGCCCCATCTCACCTGCAAAATCTTTAAGGGAAATCTTTTTCATGGTTGCTCCTCCTGAGATAAATATAACCGCCAATCATTAAAACATCAACACCCGCGGTTATTGAATATTATTCCTTGCGGTGATAAATTAAGCGCAATCACTATTGGGGGATATCATGAAAAAGAAGTCTCTTACGGATGAGCAAATCGCCGATGCTGGCAGGCTAAAGTCCCTATACAACAGCAAAAAGAAAGAACTTAACCTTTCACAGCAATCACTTGCCGAGACCTTAGGTGTGAGTCAAAGTGCTGTGGCAATGTTGTTAAATGGAGTAAACGCGTTAAACCATACGAATGCTGCAAGCCTTGCAAAAATGTTTGGCGTTCGCATCGAAGACATCAGCCCAAAGATCGCTGAAGAAATCGCTGATATGGCTAGCGCTCTTGGGACTCTTGACGTCGAATATGCAGGGAAGGTGAAAGAAGGACTAATCCCCGTAGTCGGGGAGGCGGTATTAGGAATGGATGGCGCAGTGGATATGATCGAGTTTAGGGCCGGATGGTTAAAAATCTACAGCGGCGATAGAGATGCTTACGCCTTAAAGGTTAAAGGGGATAGCATGTGGCCTCGCATCCAGTCAGGGGAATTTGTAGTTATTGAGCCAAACACATCGGTTCACCCAGGTGACGAGGTCTTTGTTAGAACAAAAGATGGGCATAACATGATAAAAATATTCAATAAAACAAGAGATGGGGATTACCAACTATCCAGCGTAAACAATGACCACAGGCCAATCACTCTAGCCCCTACGGACATAGACAAACTGCACTTTGTATCTGCGATCGTTAAAGCGACTCGTTATACTGACATTGATGAAACAAACTAGCTGATACCCCTTCTAAATGAATCCCGCCAATGCGGGATTTTTTTTGCTCCCCGCCTCCGGTAAAAAAATAAAAACATATAGCATTCAGAAAGATAACCGCCAATCATAAAATAAAATAATTAGCGGTATTGCAAATAAAAGAACCTGCGGTTATATTCATCTCATCAACAAACAGCGGAGATAGTGAGATGAGCATTGAAAAGATTTGCCAATTAGACGCGCTGTCAGATTTTCAGGGGAAAGTAGTAACAAATATCAATTACGACAGTGTTTCAGATGATGCCAATACAAAACTAATTGGCATTTTTGATGCCATGACCTTTATTGGCAACAGCATCATGGAAGAAGCCGGAAAGAAAAATATCGACACAGCCGCTATTGAGAACCTTGGTAGCATCATGTCTATTCTTTCAGAGGTTGGTATTTTTATAAACCAAATTTCATGTACTGCAAATTATCACAGAGGGATCAAGGACGGCTCTGGCGCAGACGCCAATCAATAACCAGAGCCTAACCCCAACAAACCCGTAAAAATTTAAAGAGCTGATATGGACAATACCACGCCCGAAGAGAAAAAATCAACCAAGCCTGTATTGGTTGACCGTGGAAAGCTTAAAAGAGCGCAGCGTTTAATTAAGGATGACCCAACCCCATGGCTTTGGAAACTTTGCATGCATATGGCAAAGGAAGCTTATGGATTGAAATGTGATCCACCGATTCCGGATGTTGGAGAGCGATGTGGGTACTTTATTTGCACGTATTCAAATAAAGACACCGGCGAATATGCATTCACTCATGAGCGCCGCACCTCAAAAATTGAAGGGTTCGAATATGTTGCCAGCTAACGTCAAGCCTCAAGATCAAGCGCGCGCCGCAAAGGGATCGCTTCTGCATGACAAAGAGGGAATCCTTTACAAGGAGCCTGATGACTTCCAGGCTACGGAGTTCCCTAACGGCGAGCCTGAAACGGCCATTCAGCACCTGGCCCAGACCACCAGCCATGTAAACCGCTATGTGATGCAGCTTTCTGAGTTGCACAGAGTGTTGTTAGCCGCCAGTCTACGCTTGGTAGATCCGGAGATTGCCGGACGGTTTAACGGGCTATTGAATGAATTGCACTTGCTATCCGGAATTAACAAAGACCGCGCAGAATCTCTGATGAAAAAAGAGTTATCTCAGGGGGGGGGGCTAAATAATGAGCACTCTCACGCGCCAAGCATCAAAGGCATTGCTGAATGAAGTCATCATTAACGTTACACCGGACTTTAGCGGTCGCCTGACGGTTTATATTGAGAACGGTGAATTAAAGGCTTCCCGCCCTCACTCACCAGAGGAATTCACGGCAACACTCGGCACATTTATTGAGTTAGCCGAAAGAGCTGGCTGGACGGTAAAGCCACCGGAGGAAGAATAATGCGTAAAGATTTTGGAAGTATCGGTATCGATGACGCGTTTCAGTTAAAACAGCAGCCAGTATACGTAGTAACACGTCATGGACGCAGCAAGAAAAGCTTTAGCCGTGAAACAGCAATTCGTCGTCTGGCCCACTTTATGGTTCAAAAAAACATTTGACCGCGCTGGAGTACCAACTCATGAAGGCGGTTATCAGAAAGAGGAAGGCGGTGTAATCCACTTTCATCGCGGTGAAATAACATTGGGTTATTGGCAAGCACATCATCGCTGTGAAAGGCGCATTCGTAAATTATTGGCTCGCAAGCGTGAGAAGGAAAAGTGGCAACGCGAATACGACGAATGGGCGAGCAAGCACGATGATTTAATGAAACGCCGTACGTATTAATTAAGTAACGACCAACAAGCTTTTAATTATGGCCTTCAGGCTGACGGTTTCGCTCGGCCTGAATTTAGACAGCAGGTAATTAACGATGACTCAGTGGATTAACAATATTGCTTTAAATCGTCGGCGTATCGCCCTCGCCTATCTGGATTTTTGCCAGCGCCATTTCGGCGGCAAATGGGCAGATGTCGTTATCACAAAGCGTAAAGGCGTTCGCGTTGCTCTCACCCAAGAAAGCATTGAGGCGCTGATGAAGGAATTTATCGAAAACATGATCCGCGCTGAATTCGGTATTGCCGCTGGTCAGCAGCAAATCGCCCATTCCTACGATGCGATGCTGAGTAAAGACCGTAGCCGCCTCACGCCGCTCGGCAAGTCCGTGATGGAGGAAGCCTTCATCGACGCTGTGGCTTACAAGCTGAACAACCCAAGCAGCCAACTGCTGCAGGTGGTGGCGTGATGGCAGCAAATGAACTGAGGGTTCCGGAGCACTTACCCCTGGCGAATGACATGGCAAAGATCCGCATCCTTGCAGAAGCAGCTATGGCGCTGACTGCCAACAGCGATGAACGCCAACTACAGGCGGAAATCATCGGTGTCATCAGCGACATCACGGAGAAATGGGTGGGTTAACAATGAGCCAAGAAATCACTTTAGAGCAGGCAACTGAGCGGGCGCATCAATCTGAGATCGTTTGCAGACTAATCGAAAGCTATCCCCATCAGTTGGAAAGCGGCGAAGTCACTGCACTGGCAACTTTGCTGGCAAGGCTTACCGGCAATGTAACGGCCTGGTTAATGGAAGAACAGGCGCAGCGTGAGGCGCTAGAGGCCAACATGAAGACCATCACAGGAGAAGTAGAGTTATGAAATCTAAGCAAGAGATTCAATCAGACATAGAAGCAATCCGGGATATTCCAGGTGTACCGCGATGGATGTTGGATATCAATAACTATGCAATGGATAAACCGCTCAACGAAGAGGAGTTGTTTGAATTTGCAGAATTTAATACCAGCCAGATGAGACGCACCGCCGCACTCTTGTACCTGAATGATTGCGCTGACCGCTTCGGCTTCAATGGAGCAGGAAACCGTATTTTCTGCGCGCCGGGGCTGGTCGTCGAAATCGACGAAGACGTTATCGAGACACTGCTGATCCACCAAATCGAGAAGGGGCTCATGCAAGAACGTCCAGGCGAAAAATACATCACGCCGATGCGGTTCTACATGCTGGAGCAGCAAGACCGGAAAGAAACCGGATCAACCTGGCTGATTGACTTCATCGACCACGTTTTTATCGAAGGCGCGAAAGAGTTCAAAGACGTTTTCGACGATTGCGACACTTCCATGCACTAAGGAAATTAACCATGAAAAACCAACTTATGACGTTTAACTCTACCGATCTAGGTATTTCGCTGAGCGGCATGCTGTACCAGGGCAAGCCTGTATTCTTTGCGGTGGAAGCCGCTGAGGCGCTTGGATATGCAGATCACACTATGCCCTGGCAGCTCATTGTAAGTCATTGATTCGACTTAATTCCGGGGAAACGCAGGAATTGGGTTTTGGATCTCGCCCAAGGGGCATCATCCTTGCCACTGAAGCAGACCTATATCGCCTTATCATGCGCAGCAAACTCCCCTCCGCTGAACGCGTCCAAGACTGGGTGTGTGAAGACGTTCTGCCATCCATTCGTGAAACGGGAGGCTATGGCGCACCTACCATCGACCCAATGGCGGTTCTGAATGATCCGGAGTTCCTGCGCGGCACGCTGCTGACCTACTCAGAAAAAGTAATCGGGCTGGAACACAAGGTGAAAGAGGTATCCAGTGAGCGTGACAAGGCCGTCCGCACCAAATCCCACATCAGCCGCAAACGTGAAGCTTCAGCCCTTGGCAAGCTCAGCGCGGCCACGCGGAAATGCCGTGAACTCGAAGAGCGTCTAGGCGAAAGCGTGAAACACGCCACGATCACCAAGGTGGAGGGCATGACCGGCGGTGAATACAAATTCGTTGATCTGCGCCGCTGGTGTAAGGCAAACGGAGTAACGGCAGTCGATGTGCCAGATCCACGCTATGGCAGCGTCAAGTCGTGGCCGGCGGGCGCATGGTTGGACGTGTACGGCATCAATCTTAAAACACTTTTTGGGGAGAAAAAGTAATGCAGAACATTAACTACATCGTGACATTCATGGGCAACTACCCTTGCGGCGGACGCCACCCTCTTACGGTTAAAACCAAAGCGGCTGGAGTTGATCAGGCTATTTTTGCCGCCAAAGACGCGATCGAAGATGAGCGAGTTGAGGCGACCAACCTGGTGCTGCTCTCTGTCGAACCGGAGTCCTACCCACCCTCAACGGATGATGCCAACAGTGATGAGGTGCTCGCTCCATGCCCCTTCTGTGGCAACCATAACGTTAGCCTAGTAGAGATCCGTCGTGAGTCTGACAGCGAGAACATGTATTTCGTCAACTGCGGCTGCTGCAATGCCACGCAGCTACCGGACATCAAGGAAGGAGCTATTTCGAACTGGAACCAGCGCGATGAGGATGACGAATAGTGAGCGGATCAGACAATCCACTGCAGTTGGCTCTGACTTGGGTTAGCGACGCCTATCTGCTGCACCTTGTCGCTATGCATCGCCGCCCCGTGTACCGACATGCGAACGGAGATATAGCGGTCAATAGGTCGGGTATCGAGGGGTTCATCGACGGTTATCTGCGTGAGCGCTGGTCGCCACTAAAGAGGGCTGGCATGTACATGAGAATGTTGGATATCGATGCCATGTGCAACTCAAAAACCGGTGGTTACTTCGTTCATTGGGGCGAAGTCCCTCAGCTAAAGCCAAGAGGTCGGCGATTCATCGACGCGATGTTTGAGCGGTATGGGGAAATGGTTCAGGAATTAGGCGGTGAAGGGGCCACGATTCAGTGGGTCAAGGAGCACATGAAATGAAAAAGGTGTTCGAACTCATTATGTTCACGCTGTTTTCCTCCAGCCTGTCGGGGTTCGGGTTGGCCGCGGGATTCTTTTCATTCCTCGGTGCGGCCGAACTGATCGGGAGGGTTATCTGGTGAAAATCGACTACCAAGACCACGGCGCCACCGCCAGCATCACGCTGACCAGCACCGTGTTTGAGTTCCGCCGGCATAACCGCGTCGTTGATACGGCGCTGTTTCTGACCAGCGTCAGCGCGTACCACAGCGGTTTTTTCTTCATGAAAACCGTGCTGTCCGGCCGTTCTGCAGCGGTGCTGAAGGCATACAAGGTTGTTCTGCGGGAGATGGCGCGATGAGTGGAAACTACAGCGAATTTAAGCATGAAAACCTGACTGAGTATGAAGCTGATTTTTTGGTCGTTAGCTACAAAAAGCGCGGTATGTCAGCCAAGAAATCTTTAAGTAAAACATCTCCCTGCTGGGAGGTTTCGGTCTTGCTTGAGGAGGATTACATCAATCGGTCATCAAGACTTAAAAGCCCGAATGTATGGGGGCACGGACATGTCGTGCGGATCCATGGTGAGAGGCATCGAGGGCGCTGATTTATGAATAAAGCTTTTGAGGCGATGGTTCGCCTGAAGTACGGCAGCCGGTACGGCCTTGAGCGGGATTTGGAAGGCTACTATGCCCGCGAGATTGTGCGCTGGATGTTTGAGGTGTGGTGTCATTGTAAGGGGGTCACAGCGTGAGCGAGCAAATCGAACCAGCAGATTTCGATACCTGGCTGCAGGGGCAGACAGTACCGATCGATGTGGATTGCGGGTGTGTGACCACCGAGGTGTTGTTGCACTGGGTTAAGAAGGCGTACAACGACGGCCTGCAGGCCGGGGCCGGTAACAAAGATGTGGAGTGAGCGGTAATGGAAAAATGCAAAGTCAAACAAGACATCGTAACGCCATGTCGGTTTTTACAAGCTGCTGCTGTCGGAAACCGCAAAGCCAAAGGCGTTATTATTTATCAGTACGCCAGCCTAAATACAGGAGAGGTAACTCGTGATGTTTATGCGCTACGCAGCGGTGAATTCGCGCGCCCCGTGGCCCTCACATATTGCCCATTCTGCGGCGTGAAAATCGGGAGCTGACAGTATGAACACAATGTTTTTGCTGATGGCCGAGTTTGGCACGGCCACAATAAAACTGGCTGAAATATCTGAACGGTATCTCGGCATGCGCCCCGCCACGGCCGAACAGAAAGCAGCAGAGGGAAAACTACCTATTGCCACCTTCCGCGTCGGCAGTAGCCAAAAAGCACCTCGCATAGTACATGTGCAGGATCTGGCTGACTACATCGACCAACAAAGGAAGGATGCAAAGGCAGAACTGGAGCGCTGCCGCTAG